TTTCTTTTGCAGGTGGTAAATCTAACAATTCTAGATATGAAGGAAGTCTAATAACTTCTGCCTCATCTACACAAATATATGGCATTGCTCTTTCAAAAGTTCTGCCTACTGCCTTTGCATAGTTTACTAAATCATGAGGATATTGGTCACCCCATGTTTGAGGTTCACAATCTTGTGGTTCACTAGAAAATCTAGGCACTGATGCACAACCAGATAGTAGAATTGTTAATGCGAGTAGATACTTAACCATCAGGATCTTGACCAAAGTTTCCAGTACCTATCGGTATTTCTATAACTGTTTCAGTTCCATCGGAACCAACTATGGTCATTCTGATGAACTCTGAACCGTCATCATTTGTAATCACTTCATAGGTAACTGTATTTCCCTCTAATATGAAAGAACCGAATCTAACAGAACCATCATTTGAGAACATTGATTCTACAAGTTGTTTTGCCATTTGGGCATAGATTCTTGACTCTAAGTTCCTTATAAATTTTGCTAAGGTTGAATTATCTGCCTCTCTTTCAGCCGCTTTTCTAGCAGCTTCTAAGGCGTCCTCGATTTCTTTTTTTCTTGAATGTTCTTGGTTCTCTATGGTTAAATAGTGAGCGCCTTGTCCCTTACCTGAGAAACTAGGGTTCTTAAACTCATGAACAATAGGTGATGCAAACAATGTTGCACTTAAAAATATACTACTTAATATTATTATCTTCACTTGATTTCTCCTTTAGTATTTGAGAGTCTCTATACTCTAATACTGTATTTAACTTCTCTTGAAGTCTTATCTGATCTTGATCTAGCATTCGCATCTGATCTATCAGTTTAATTAAAACCGTTTGTTGTTTATCAATCATCGGTTGTAATTCATCAGTCACAAATTTCCAGACAAAGTAGATAAAGTAACCCATTGCAAGTGCAATGATTACAGGAAAACCAAACTCGTTGAGCATATCTGCAATAGCACCTAGTGTATCGACTTCTAAATCTAACGCTTCGTTAATCTCTTCTTGCATCTATACTTCCATCTTCTACAAAATTTTCTGCTCGGGCAACCCTCTCTAAATCAGGTTTTAATTCGAGATGTTGCGATATAAGTAGGTCAATTTTTACGATATCATTATTCATAACTCTAGCTCTATCTTCTAACATACTGATGATTCCAGTTAAAGACTTTACACTATCAAGCACACCTTCTAAGATATACTTTAGTGTCAAGAAGATAAAGAAGGCCATGACTAGAGAACCAAAAATTGGTGCTCCTACCTCAGCTAAAAAATCTATCCAGTTCATAATATTATACTGTTATTTATATGAATAGAATATTCTCAGGCATAAAAAAAGGGGTCTTACGACCCCTCTGTTTTTATTTGATATTGTGCAGTTATGCTCTTAGCTGTGCCCAAATTTCATTTACGACTTCAGCTTTTTTGCCACTTCTCTTAACTGATAAAGATTCTCTATCTGCCATTTCTAACAATTGAACCTTTGTCAATCTGTTAAGTTCTGCCTTTGAAGTCACACCATTATCATTTGCATCAGCGACCATAGGTTCTGGTGCTGGTGCAGGCATGATTTCACTTGCAGTATCTACTATTGTAGATGAAGAGGATGTAGTTGTATATCTGTCATAGACAAAATATCCTACTACAGCTACTACTAATATTGCAATAAAGTATTCCATAATTACCTCTCAATTTATTATGCAGATACCATTATAGTATCTGTATTATAAAATTACAAGGGGTTTTTTGGAATTACTTATCCTTCGCTTTACCTACATTGAGTGCGACCCAATCAAGGACATTATATGCCTTTTTGACTAGACCGTCATCAATCGGAGTAGGTGTTAGAGCTGCTACTAGTGAAGCACCCATGACTAACCATGGTATAACTTGCACCCATGCTATAATCCATTGGAAAAATTCTAACATAGTTTGTTCCTCCTAAAAGGATTATTTAGGAAATCGAGTTGCCGATTGAGTATTTTTGAGTGAGAACCCACTCTGATTTTTCTTTAAATGGTATGACTTTGATTTGTGATAGTGGTGCTCTAGGTTCTAATATCTGATTTGGGTTTAATACACTTACTAGATTCCATTGTCTTAATAGATCAACAATAGTATTTCTTCTTCCAAGATCACCCTCGTCAAAGTTGGTTTGTTTACCATCTAATTTGAATAGTTCTTTGAAATGAACAATATAATACTTACCTTTTTTGTGTAATATGTGACATGACTGAAACAATTCTTTATCTTTTCTTGATGCCACACCTATACGAGATAAGGTTTCTCTTATCTTCAAGAAGTCGTCTTTTTCTGGAAATGTAATTTCTACTAGGTCTTTTACTTGTTCGTAATCATCCATTATTCTTACCACCGGTTTTCATACTATCTTTCAACTCACGGTATTGTTTATCATTCAATATCTCTAGATATTCTTTGGCTTTTTGTGTTGATACACCAAAGTATGTCTTCACTGTATCTAATTTCTTACTCTCGTAAGGTTTTTGCCATTTCGAAAATCTCTTTCTCTTTCTAATGGTATTTAGAAAAAAGAGGTATTGAAGACGATTATCCGTGCTATGTCGGACATTCATCTCGTTAGTTAAAAAGACAGTATCTTGGTGGTAAGATAATGCTTTATTAATAAGAAAAGGTTGATATGCTTTCTCTTCGACCTCATCAACCATGAGGTCTTTTTTGTCGTAAGAGACCGACTTTACAAAATCAAATGGATTTCTTTTGTTAGAGTGTTTCGCCACGATCAGTCAACTGCGCCTCAATTGTAGATACAAGTTTTTCACCTGTTGCACCCTCAACTAAAACAATTCTAGTGCCGTCATGAAGTTTTCTCTCTATTTTACCAGACATGTATTCTATATCTGTTACTGAATGTTTCTCTGTATCTTGTGGCCTATCATCATACCACATAGAGTTCATTTTATGAATTTGTAGACCTTTAATTTTATCTGCATACTCTTCAGCTGCCAATATTTTTTTTTGTAGTTCTACTTCATCTTTATATTGAGTCATCATTTTTTCTCCCTCTCTCAAATAATTTATCTGCCTTTCTCTGAAATGATTTTTCTAGTTGTCTATCAAACCATCTATAAAACCATTGTCTAAGTTTACCCATTATTTAAACTTACACTCCGACATTATCTCTGTTAGACATGCAACAAAATTTATCTCAGCGTCCATAGCGAATGCAGATTTGTATTGATAATCTGCAATAAACAATACACATGCTGGTATAGATGCAGGTTCTAATCTCTTTTCAAGAGCATTGAACAGTTTTCTATATAGTGTATTGAAATCATTATCTGAATTTTGACCAACCCATTTTCTCATGCCAGACCAATCTTTGTCTGCAATCATATCAATCAAAGGTGTAAGTTTCTCTTCTGATAGTGTCGCTAATAGACCACTATCGATTACACCTGAAGCACCATATCTTTGCACTTCGTTGATACATCTTCTGAAATCAGGAAAGAATTTGAGTATCAGTTCTATTAAAACTTTTTGTTCATACTTGATACCCTCATCATCACAAATCAACATGAGTCTTGCAAGAAATACGGATGCAAGTCTCTCTTTTTCATTGTTGGGTATACTAAAATCTATAACAGTGCATCGACTATGTAATGGTGCGATGATTCTGTTTTTATAATTACAAGTAAATATGAATCTACAGTTTGAAGAGAACTCTTCTATAAAGTTTCTCAATGCAGGTTGAACTGACTCAGCAGAAATATAATCTGCCTCATCTAAGATCACCACTTTAGGGCCACCTGAAAGTGATACTGTAGATGCAAAGTTCTTGATTTTTGTTCTGAGTGTATCAATCAATCTGCCTTCATCAGACCCATTGATAACGATGTAGTCTGCACCTAACTCATTACAAAGTGCCTTTGCTACAGTTGTTTTACCTGTGCCTTGTGAACCACAAAGTAAAAGATTTGGTATCTCTTGATTGTCTACAAATTCTTGAAATGACTTTTTGACACCAGAAGGAAGTATCGTGTCCTCAATAGTTTGAGGACGATACTTTTCTACAAATAAAAATTCTCTACTCATAGTGAACAAACCCCTCCGTTTGTTCGTGTATTAGACCAAGATGATGAGTTTCTAATACTCCCATGATTGAAGCGGAGACTGGCACTTCTATCACACTAATATCCTTATATATGTTATACATTATATTTTGAATCAGGCTCTAGTGCAATAAAATACTCTAAGTCAACATCTTTGTTCTTAAAGTTAGATATGCCTTTTGATGATACATAGACTTCATAGTTGCCATCTAATATCTTCAAGTTCTCTATTTTAAAATTCATGGTGAAACTCACACCATTTCCTTCGCCTACTATTCTAGAGAATGTATTCGAAGTTGTATTCTTTTTATCTGTTACTACAAGTTTGATATTGGTGCCATCTGATTCTAGAATAAGATCATTTACACCTAATACACTGGCAGCTTTTTGTAATTCATTTAACAATGTTGATGATAAATCAATTTTAATCTCTGCATCTGGCATTGTAATCATCTTATCAGGTGATGTGACCATGCCTTCACTTGCATAGAAGTAAGTCATTGATGTATCTGTATCAGATATT